AGCTAATGAAGATAGTTTCCCAACTCAACCTGCTTCTGGTGTAGTCATTAGTATTTCAGATGCTGGTGGTATTGTTGTTAATGGTAGTGGTGTTTCTACGACTGCTAGAACAGCTGGTAATGGATCAGATAACGTAACTATCAACGGATTCCCTTCTAGCTTATACAGCACGACTCTAGCAGCCAATATGGGCTTAATGGTAAGCTCTACTGGATCTAGTAATACCTATACCTACCATAAGTTATTAGGTAAGGAAGATGACATTAAACAGTTATCTGATGATATAAACGACTTTGCAGCTAGATATAGAGTAGCATCCTCTGCACCTTCTTCTTCTTTAGATGATGGTGACTTGTGGTATGATACATCTAATGCAAAGATGATGGTCTATAGTGGTACTAATTCCGCATGGGAAGAGGTAACATCTACTGGTGACTTCTATATTAACACTATATCAAGTTATAGTGGTACAGGTGGTAACTCAGCTACATTCAATGGATCAGCTTATAGATTCGTATTATCTAATCCACCAACTAGTGCTCAACAACTTATTGTTAGCGTCAATGGAGTCATTCAGAAACCTAACTCTGGAACAGGGCAACCCTCTGAGGGATTTGCACTTAATGGCTCTTCTATCGTTTTCTCTGCCGCCCCTGCTACTGGTGCTGATTACTTTATCATCACGGTGGGATCAACGGTAGCTATCGGTACTCCAAGTGATAATACAGTAGCTACAGCTAAACTACAGAACCTTGCAGTTACGACTGCTAAGATTGCTGCTGATGCTGTAGATGGTACAAAGATTGCAGACGATGCAGTTAATGTTGAACATATAGCTTCTGGATCTAAGTTAGTTACTACAGATGGACAGGATAATACTGTAGTTGGTACAAATGCTGGAGATAGTTTTAGCGGTACAGATGCAGTAGATAATACTTTAATTGGTTATAATGCTGGTACAGCAATAACAACAGGAGATAATAATGTTGCTGTAGGTACAAATGCATTGTCATCTATTACAACAAATGGTGAATGTGTAGCTGTTGGTGAAGAAGCGTTAACGAATAACACTGCTGGTAATGCTACAGCTCTTGGCTGGTGGGCAGGTAGAGCAAATACATCAGGCGAGCGTATTACTGCTGTTGGTAGAGCTGCTCTCCATGCAAATACAACTGGAGATGATAATACTGCTCTTGGTGCTGGTGCATTAGAATCTAACACAACTGCATCTAATAATACGGGTGTTGGTAAATGGGCATTAACTGCAAACACAACAGGTCATAGTAATACTGCGGTTGGTGATGTTGCTTTAACTACAAATACAACTGCAAGTTTTAATACTGGTATTGGTAGATATGCATTGTCTTTAAATACGACAGGTGAAAATAATACTGCTGTAGGTTATGCATCTTTATATCCTAATACAACTGCAGATGATAATACTGCTATTGGTCATAAAGCCTTATATTCAAACACAACAGGCACAATGAATGCAGCTGGTGGTGCTTTTGCATTAGATGCAAATACTACTGGTTCTCATAACACTGCTTTTGGTACTTATGCCTTAACTGAAAATACAACGGCAAGTAATAACACTGCTTTTGGTAGAGCTACACTCACTCAAAATACAACAGGAGCATCAAACACTGCTGTAGGTAGAGGAGCATTAGACTCGAATACAACTGCAAGTAATAATACTGCTGTTGGTTACTACGCATTAGAAGCTAACACAACAGGAGAAAGAAATACTGCTCTCGGTTCTCAATCATTACTAACAAATACAACAGGTAATTATAATACTGCTGTTGGTTATTATGCTTTAAAAGATACTACAACGGGTACACATAATACTGGTTGTGGGGATAACGCTTTAAATAATAACTCAACAGGTACTCATCTAACTGCCGTTGGTCAAGGTGCTTTATACTCTAATACAACCGCAACTAACAATACTGCTGTTGGATCTCAAGCATTGATTTATAACACAACAGGAGCTGCTAACACAGCAGTTGGTAAGGGTGCCTTAGATGCTAACACAACTGCAAGTTTTTGTACTGCTGTTGGAACTGATGCTTTAGGTGGAAACACTACAGGTGCTTATAATACTTCTGTAGGTTATGATTCATTAATTGCGAATACAACAGCCAGTAATAACGTAGCGGTTGGTTATCGAGCTTTAAAAGCAAATACAACAGGTTCTGAGAATACTGCTGTTGGAACTGATACATTAACTGCAAATACTACAGGTGCTGCTGGCACATCAGTTGGTTTTAGAACACTTCAATCAAACACAACTGGTACTGGTAATCATGCTCTTGGGTATGAAGCTCTGAGAGATAATACAACAGGTAGTTATAATGTTGCTGTTGGTTATCATTCACTGTTACAAGCTACAACTGCTAGTTATAATATAGGAATAGGAGGCTATGCAGGTGATTCAATAACGACAGGAAATGATAATGTTGCAGTGGGATACGCTGGATTATCAGTGCTTACAACAGGAGCTAATAATACTTGTGTAGGTAATTCTTCATTACAAAATGCTACTACAGGAGGACAGAATGTTGCTGTTGGTAGATATGCAGGATATTCAAACACAACTGCTTCTTATAACGTTTTTGTTGGTAATAATTGTGGCTATAGTCTCACAACAGGACAATACAATACTGCACTAGGTGATAGAGCTTTAGCAGGGGCTACTAATACAGCCAACGAGAATACTATGGTTGGTCATTGGGCTGGCTATGACATTACTACTGGCGGTTATAACAATTGCTTTGGTACAAGTACTGGAGGGAACATAACAACAGGTACTTATAATTCAGCATTTGGTAGGCTTGGTTTACACGATCTTACGACAGGCTCGCATAATCAATGTCTTGGTGTTGGTGCTGGTCATACTATTTCAACAGGTAGTTATAATGTAATGCTTGGTGATAACGCTGGTAAAGATCAGGTAACAACTGACTCTAATATGCTATACATTGCTAGAGGAGCTACTGCTGCTGGTAATGCTTCAACTTGGATTTATGGTAATGGTTCTGGTAACTGTTATCAAGGAGATAATAGTTCTTCTTGGTCAACAACTTCTGATAGAAGACTTAAAAAGAACATCACTGATAATACTATAGGACTTACTGAAATAGATAAATTAAGAGTAACTGACTTTGAGTATAGAACAGAAGACGAAATTAATATGTCTGAGTTTCCATTAGCAAAAGGACCACATCAAGTAGTTATTGGTAAAGGTAACGAAGGAGTTCATACTGGAGTTATAGCACAAGAAGTAGAAGCAGTTATTCCTAAATGTATAGAAGTAAGTGATAAGGGAGCAAAGACTGTTAATACAGATCCTATCCTATGGGCATTAGTTAATGCTGTAAAAGAACTGTCAGCAAAAGTAAAAGCATTGGAGGCTAATTAAACTATGGCATTAACAAAAATAGACGATAGGGGTTTAAAGACTCCTATCGACCTCATTGATAATGAGAAGATCCGCTTGGGTACAGGAAATGATTTAGAGATTTACCATGATGGGTCAAATAATGTGATTTCAGGTACTGTTAATAATTGGATAAAAAGTACTGGAACACAAGGCTTTACTGCTGGTAGTGATTATCAACTTACATGTGTCGCTGATGGAGCTGTAAATTTATACTATGATAACTCTAAGAAACTTGAGACAACTTCGGATGGCGTTACTGTCACAGGAACTGGATATGTTTCTAGTGGATGGAGACCTTCCTCTAATGGTGGAGCAAGTTTAGGATCTAGTTCTTATCGTTGGTATGACTTAAATATTTCTAATGATATTGACATCTCTGATAACGGTGTTATCCAACTAGGAGATGGAGATGATCTAAAAATCTACCATGATGGATCTAACTCATTCATAGCAGATACTGGTACTGGTGGTTTAATTCTTAGAAGTCAAGATTTAACAATACAAGGTAATGCTACTACTGAAAATCTTGCAAGGTTTATTGAAAATGGAGCCGTAACACTCTACTACGATAATAATCCGAAGCTAAGTACAGTAACTGGAGGAGTCAGAATAGATAATGGTAATCTTCTTTTAGATAGAGATGATGCTTATATAAAAATCGGAGCTAGTGATGATTTACAAATCTACCATGATGGAACAAATAACATCCTCTTAAGTGATGCACCAGATTTATATATTAAAACTACTAGCTCTGAGACTTGTGCTCGATTTGGTAGGAATGGAGCCGTAGAACTCTATCACAACAACAGTAAGAAACTAGCTACATCTTTAACTGGTATAGAAATACATGGTGATGAAGGTGCTGATTGCGAGATTTATTTATATGCCGATCAAGGTGATGATAATGCTGATCGATGGAAATTCTCTGCTTCAGAAGATGCATCTAGAAGCCGATGGATGAATAAAAATAGTGGAAGTTGGGAAACTAGTATTGAATGTAATGGTGACGGGAATGTAGAACTCTATCATAATAATAGTAAGGTTTTTGAAACTTTAGGTAATGGTGTAAGAGCACAAGGCGGTATTATGTTCGGTTCTGATACGGCTGATGCTAATCGGCTTACGGATTATGAAGATGGTACATGGACCCCTACTCTTCACAACGGAACTTGCACTACTTCTCACTGTTACTATAGATTAATTGGTCATCAATGTACAGTTTGGGGAAATGTCAAGGCAATGAGTGATACAAGTACAAATGATATGGTTAAAGTTCAAAGCCTACCTTTTGGTGTTCTAAGTGGTTGGGCTGGTGTCGCTGGAGGAGTAATGGCTTCTTATATTAGCGAAGAAAAACCTTGGCAACCTTATGTAGATACTACTTCATCTGGTCAAATTAGATTCTATGCTTCTCATTCAGGTGGTTTCCATCAACTTAGACATAATGAATTAAATACCAGTCACGAAATATACTTTATGGTAACATATCCGATAGCTTAAATTATGGCATTAACAGAAACACAAGAAAACGACAAAATAGAGGTCGTCAATAAATGGAACATACAGGTAAGAAACGCAACAATCATTAAAAAAGATGGTGTGGAACTTACCCGTTCCTTTCATAGAAAAGTATTGACACCAGGAACACTTGATGCAAGTGATAACCTAGTTGATACAGACATCAGTGGAGAAGATGCAGACGTACAAGCAATATGTAATGCTGCGTGGACTACACAAGTCAAAGCAGACTATAAAGCATTCTTAATAGCAAATAAACCATCCTAATGACACACGTATTAGAAAAGATCGAAGAAGTAAAAGCTGAACTACAACAAGTAGCTGACGAACATAATAAACTAGGAGAGCAAAAAAACGCTGCTCTTCAACGCTTCACTGAACTACAGGGAGCATTAAAAACATTACAAGAACTACAGGAGGTTGATCCACATGGCGGAACGGACGAGTGATGAAGTAGCAGAAATTTTTACTAATGCTGGAGATAGCGTAACAGTTATCAATGGTAATAAAGCTACTGGTCAAACAGATGCTGAATGGAAAGATGAACTACAACGTAACGTAGATCATCTTGAAATTATCAAAGCATATAAGAAAGAAGATGGTACTACTTCTATATGGGGTAGTGAGAATTTCACTGCAATAGATGCAGCAGTTACTTCTGGTAAATCCAAGATAGCAGCTCTATAGTGGATGTAAATCTACCCAAGGTTCCTAAAGCTCTACCTACGATGGAAATCGAGTTTAAACCACCTACAGCTCGAATTCCAGGGTATAAGCCTATGGTGATCCCTCCGAGTGATCTGGAGGCTCCTGAAGGGGTAGAGAAAGAGACTACAGAAGAACCACCTCCTCCACCTAAAGTACAGTTACCTGTATTAGATATACAGATGCCTTTACCAACTGCAGAAGTAGTAGCAACTGCTACCTATGCAGCGGTAGCAGCTGTAGCAACAACCACCCTAGCTACACCTCTCTTTGATCAAATAAAAAAGAAATTACAGAAATTCCTACAAGGTAAAATTGATAAATGGAAGCAACAGCAAAAGAAGAAAAAGGATTCTTCGGAAAATTAAAAGATGCTGCAGAAGACCAAGAACACCAAATACAAATATTAGGTACATTTGTTAGACTTGGTGTTGTTGTTTGGAGTGGCTTTATTATTACATTGAACTATGTAGAAATACCAATGATCAAGAAAAGCCCAGGTGGAGACATAACTTTCCCTGCCAGTATCTTTACTGGAGCACTTGCAACATTCGGCTTAACTACTGGTAACGGTAATAATAAAAAGGACAAACCAAAGACATGAAAAAATGGCTAGTACTCTTATTACTGGCATCACCCACGGTAGCGAGAGCAGAATTAGTGACCCCCAATTTTACTCAGGGGTCGATGAACAGTACAACGACAACGACTCAAGAGATCGTAGAAGAAATAACTACGACAACCTATGGGTCTGCATTAAACAAATGGACTGGGGAAAACATAACCCATACATCAGCCTCATCAGGAGGTATAGCCGATTCAGATTCAATATTCACTTTACACACAGCTGGAGATCCCTTCGAGTTAGAAGTGGTAACCAGAGCAGCGAGTCAGGTACTGTCAGTAACAGAAATAGACAGAGAAATCGACACTACTTCTACTACGGTATCCTTGTCAGTCTTCTCTCAATAGCTCCAGTTAGAGCTGAAACAGATAATGTAGCTAATCCAGTTGCAGCTGCGACAGGTAATGTAACTAATCAGGCGGTGCAATTCCAGAATAATGGAGCACCGTCAAGACAGCACTACGGACCTAACATTAGCTGCAATGGAGCTACAATGACATTCTCTCCATTCTATATGGGGAATCATACAACTCCTTATGACGACGTTATGGCTCAACAGAGCTATACTGTTGCTGAAAACTGGGGAGGTCAAATCAACTTTATGATACCTTTAGATCGTGAAGGTTTAAATAGGTGTCGTAGTATAGCAGCTAGACAAGAAGAAAAGATGAGATTAGATTATGAATTAGTTAGAGTCCTTAAGTGTGCAGAGTTGCAACAGAAGGGATTTATGCTACTTCCTAACTCTACTATCGGTCATATGTGTAGCGATGTTATACCTATAAAGACTTGGGAGAAAGCTAAAGCTAAAGTATTGAAATGTAAAACACCACCGCCACCATGGTATAAGCCATGGAGTAAACCTAAAGAAACATGTAACATGAGTTCATTAACTCTACAAAGAGGAGACACAACTCCTAACCTAGATGGTCCTAACGACCTGCAACCTGAAGTTAAGACTTCACGCATCATTGAAAAAGACGGAGTAAAGCCCGTTAAGAAAACAACATCCAAGAAAACCACTGAAGAATAATGATCCTAATTATCAAGCCCATCCTTTTCGCCTTCTTGAAGTCAGACTCAGTAAAGAAGCTCGTAGTAGATCTACTAGAAGCATACGTTGCTAGAACTTACAATAAATTAGATGACCAGGCTCTCGAAATTGTTAAAAAGAAACTACTAAGCTAATGGCTACAACTTACAATGAAGATGGTTCAACAACCAAATCCATAGCACAAAGGCAAGAAGCTAAGAAGAAAAAAGAGAAGAAAGATGGCTAAAGCCAAAGAAGAGAAGTTTGATGAACTTCATAACCTCGTCACTGAAGAATTCCTTAAGAGGGTTCGTAGTGGCGAGGCTACTACCCAAGACTTAAAAGCAGCGTGTGATTGGCTTAAAACTAACGATATTACTGGTATTGCCTATGAGGGTACACCTTTAGATAAGTTAGCTTCAATTATACCTAAAGTAGACCCAGAACTCGTACAACATAGACTCTATGGCAGAACTAGG